AGCTAGGGCCGCGCTATACAAGGGACTGCCCGCCCTGCAGGCGATGGCGGACCGCGACGGCGGGCACGCACCGCGCGAGTTAGCCGCACGCGTTGACGCCGCTCTATTCTGGTTCCCTGAGGTCGCGTAATGCCGCGCCGTCTAACAAGGGGAACGAACCGGCAACCGTTCTCCGGGCATAGCGCGCGATGGCATAAGGAACGCCAGGACCGGGTGCGGGCACGCCGCGACCCGGTTATCCAGGCGCTATACGCGACAGCGGAGTGGCGCGCATTGCGGGCGGAGGTCTGCCGGGCTGCTAACTACATTTGTGCGTCAAGCCGTTGCCCGAATAAGGCGACGATAGCTGACCACTTAAAGCCGCACCGTGGCGCGGCTGCGTTGTTCTTTGATCGGGCTAACCTGCAGGCCCTATGCAAGCGGTGTCACGACCGCAAGACGGCCCGCCTGGACGGAGGGTTCGGTAACCCCCTCCGGACGCCTATCACGGAGCTACCGCAGCCAGGGCGCGTCGTGCGTGACCTAGGAACCGCGTCACGGGGGGCCCGAATTCAGGGGGGGGATTTTGAATTTTCAGGGCCCCGCCGTGCAGCGCGCCTCTTAAGTCGGTTGCGCGCGAAACCACATCAGGAAAACGGGAACCGTGCTAGGAATCCGGACCCGCTAGCGTCCTCCGGTCGCGATGGCATGACGCGACTAACTAGCGGGTCCGGACTGACAGCAAGGCCCCGGGGCCCCGGCGCGGGCGCGCCTAACCACCCGCCCGCGCCGGTTAAGCCTCAAATCCGTAACCGAATCGTTAAGGAGTAGCCCCGGTGGTTTACGGCGTTCGCATTTGCACTTTTACGACGGCGACCGGCAGCGGCACCGTCAACGGGAAAACTTACTACTGGGATTTTTCCGAACAATTCGGCCCGCTATTCACGACGAAAAAGGGCGAGCCCTGCCGCACGCAACCGAAAGGGGGCGCCGCGTGGCGTGCATTCGAAAAGTGGCACGCCGAATACAAGGCCCTGCCGCCTGCCGGGCACGCGCGTTGCTGTTAGGAGTTAGGGACATGTCACGCAGGCCCACCGCTACGATTCTCAAATTGATAAAGGGCGACGCGCACGTGGACCGGCACCGCGACGACGCGCCGAAAATAGACGCGCTGCCCTGCATCCCGCCGGGCTGCATCCTCGCGGACGACGAAAAACTAATGTGGGACTGGCTGCTAGAAAACGTCGCGCTTCCCGGCGTGCACGGAACAAGCGACGGCGCCGCGTTCGTAAAGATTGCGCGCCTATGGGCTCGCGTAAATCAGGTCGACGCGAAGTTAGTTAGCCAGGGCATGGTTATGAAATCGCCGGAGGGTAAGCCGGAGTTACAGCCCTATACGCGATTGTCCCGCGACCTCTGGCAACAATTAGGGATAGCGCTTGCGGAAGTCGGCGCGACCCCGGCGGGCCGCGTAAAAATATCAGGCCCGCGCGGGAAGTCCGCGCCGGGCGAGGTGACCTCATGGGACGCGATAGATTGACGCAAGACGCGCCGGACCCGGCGGACCCGTTGACTACTTACGCGCGCGTCGCGACGTATGAGCCGGGGTCCTGGTCCGCTAACGAGCGGGTAATCGTCGCGTTAGGCGACGAGGTGTTACGCCTGCGCGCAATCGTGCGGCACGCGGGCCTGGATACGCCGCACCAAAGGACGGACGCGAAAGCGCCGCGCGAACGTTGAACGCGCTGCCGCCGATCACGAACGACACGGAACACGCGGAAGCCGTCCTGGAATTGTCCGCCCTCCTGGAATTGAACCCGGACCCGCCTTACGAAAGCGAATCCGGGCAACGGCTGCGCGCGCTCGCGGAGGTTATAGAGGTCTATGAAAAAAACCGCTGGCCGATCTAACAACCCGCGCCGCTGCCGTCGGGCGGCGCCGTGCGCGCCGGAGGTCTCCGCGCGCATCATTTACGCGCACTTGCGGCTAATCGTCGCGACGCCGCCCGCCACCACCGAATGCGCGCGCCTGTACTTGCGCGGCATGTTCCCGCCGTGCGGCGGCGACGCCTTGTGGAGCGCGCCGCCGGACCCGGAGTTCGACACCTGAAATATTCCGGCGCATGATCCGCGCCCTTTACCGTACTCGCAGAGGTGCAACCGTGAGTTATACGTGGCCCTATCAATCGACCCCCTATCTATCCGCCCTGCCCGGCGTCGCCGGTTTCGGTATGGACGTAAGCAACGGGGACAAACCCTCTAAACTTTATTTCGTTACGTCGCGCGACGACACGGACGTAGGCGGCGCCGATGATCGCGGGCCTAACTGCTACTCCGGAACGCTGCGTTACTGCTGGCGGGCGGACCAGGGGGAGGACTTTCACAAATATATAATTCCGCTTGTCGGCGGTTACGTCTATCTAGGTCGCACGGTGCTAAGTCCGGCGGGCCGGGGCCACTTCGATTACATCGGGCAGGCGGCGCCGGGCGCCGGATTGTTCGTGCAATGCGGGTGCCTAAACGTCAACGGCGGCGCGGACGTTCGCATATGGCACTTGCCCTCCTGGGTGGGAGACATGCCTAGCGCCGACGGCGTGACTAACTTTCACGTAGGCAACCGCGACGCGCTGCAGGCGAGCGCGGACGGGCAGCTTTCCGGCGGAATCGCTTTCATAAATTGCGAGGGCCGGTTTTCAATGGACGAGGCGGTACAGGTCTATTACGCCGCTTACGGCGTGTCGTGGATTCGCGGCGCGATATACGACCCGCTGCATATCCCGCCGGACTTCGCGGACGACAATATAAGCAACCACGGCACGGGCGAGGACCACGGCTACGGGCACATTATCGGCGGGTCTGACTATTGCGACTTTTCACTAGTTAGCCAGTCCCTCTACGCGCACACGACGGACCGCAATCCGCTTGTATCCGCTAACAAACACTCGCAAGTAAATTGCTTGCTATACGATCACGGGCGCCCCGACGGGGGCAGAGGGTCCGGGCTGAAAGTCTCCGATAACGGCGGCTTTAACGAGGCTGCCGGTAAGCCTATGCATTGCAATATGGTGGGCTGCGTCTCCGTGCGCGGACCTAACAACGACGAAAACCTAAACTTTGCGGAAGTCGTTAACGAGGTGTTAGACGGATCGGGCGCGCACTCCGCGCATAACAGCGTGTACGGCTGGCCTAGCCCCGACAGCCAGGACGCCTTTTTCGTGCGCTACCCCGACAACTACGTAATGGCGCCGACGTTGCGCCGGATCGCGTGGCCCTCCGGTCTAGGCGCTAACTATTCCGGCGTCCTGCAGCCTTGCGCGTATCCGTTGAACCCGACGCGCCAGGAGGGGTTAGCGTTCGCGCAATTGATCCGCACCACCGTAGGGTGCAAGCCCGCGCGGCGCTACATGTACGAGGGCGGCGTTAACAAGGTCTGCGACCAAATCGACGCCGCGATCCGGGGACTAACTAGCGAGTCGCAATGGGTTAACACGGTAGACGAGGCGGGCGGCTGGCCCGATATGCCTACGCTGTCGGTCGACCCCGCGAACCCGGGCGACGAGTACCCGGAGCCGTTGCCGATGGGCGCGGACCGCGACGAGGTGTTATTAGAGGGGACGTTTACTAACGGCGCGTCGAAAGTCGGTTACAGCCGCATTCGCGCCTGGACGATAGAAAAGTATTTCTATGACATGGGTAGATAGGGAGCCTAAGTGGAAAAGTCCGCTATACCGGAGTCGGTAAAGATTGTGCATACGCCGACGCTGCAGGGAACCCCGCGCATGGCGGGCGCGTATTGGATCGGGGGAGTTAGTCGCGGCGTAGGATTTTGCTTAGAGCGGCGCCCGCTCTGGCTGCATCGCGTTACGATGCGGGCGGTATTCGGGTGGGAATGGCGGGACGCTAACGAGGTGCGCCCGCCGCCGCGATAGTTAGGCGGGTGAGTTAGCAGCGGGCGACGGTTCCATCCGGTCCCGCGCGTTTAGAGGCGCGCGTGGATCAAATCGAAATCCCGGGAACCGACGAACAGCCGAAAAAAAAGCGCGGGCGCCCGCGCATGTACACGGACGCGGAGACAAAGCGCGCCGCCCGCGTCGCCGCCCGGCGCGAGGCGCGGCGCAAGGATCGGGAAAAGGTCGACGCGGAGCCCGACAAGCCGGACGCGGAGCCCGACGAACGCCGGGCGCGCGCCGTGCAAGTGCGGTTAGCCGCCCTCGCGCCGAAAGCCCAGGACCTAAACGTCCGGGACGACGATCTAAAGGACATTGCGGGCGACTTCCCGAACGTCGCGGAGGCGTTGCAGTACGTGCGCGACGTACTAGCTAGTCGCATTCCGTCATGCTCCTGGGTGCGCCTCGCGTGCGAGCGGCACGAACGCGACGTGGCGCGGATAGAGGACAAGGCCTGGGCCTACACGTTCGACGCAAAACGAGCGGAGCGCGCGTTAGCTGCCATTCAAATGTTCCGCGAGATACGCGGACCTCGCGCCGGTAAGCGCTTTCGGTTCGGGCCCTGGCAGCGGTTCCTAGTCGGCGCAATGTTCGGGTGGGTTAACAAGGCTACGGGTATGCGTCGCTTTCGTTACGTGTTCCTGGCCGTGCCGAAAGGGAACGGAAAATCCTCGTTAGCTGCGACGATTGCCCTTTATATGCTCGCGCTAGATAGGGAGGGCGGCGCGGAGGTGTACGCGGCAGCCGTCACGCGCGATCAAGCGCGAATAGTTTTCAACCTCGCGCAACACATGGCCCGGCAGGACGGCGCGTTCCGCGCGAAGTACGGCGTGGAAGTCGGCGCGCACGCGATAACGCAAGCCTCTACCGCGTCTATCTGTCGCCCGCTGTCGCGCGACGCGAACGCGTTAGACGGGCTTAACATCCACCTAGCGGTGTTAGACGAACTCGCCGCGCACAAATCCCGCGAGGTCCACGACGTTCTGCTAACCGCGACGGGCAAGCGCGCCCAGTCCATGATCCTATCTATTACAACCGCCGGGAATAATCAGTCCGGCATCGGTTACGAGCAATGGAAATACGCGCAGCGCGTGTTATCGCAGGAAACCGCGGACGAGTCGTTCCTAGGTCTTATCTACACAATCGACGACGCCGACGACTGGCAGGACCCGGAGTCCTGGCAAAAGGCAAACCCTAACTACGGCGTGAGCGTGTACCCCGAACAATTAGCGGACCTCGCGCACCGCGCCTCACAGATAGCTAGTCAGCAAAACGCGTTTAAGCAAAAGCACCTAAACCTATGGACTAACGCGTCCGTCTCGTGGATGAACATGATTTCCTGGGACGCGTGCGCGGACCCGACGCTAACGGAAAATGATTTCAAGGCGGAGCAATGCGTATTAGGCCTGGACCTCGCGGCGAAGATTGACCTAGCCGCGCGCGTTAAGCTGTTCGCCCGCACTATCGAAGGGGTTACGCATTACTACGTGTTCGCCCAGTTCTATCTACCGGAGGCAACAATCTTTGAGGGCATAAACGCGAGCTATCAAACATGGCACGCGGACAACTGGATAACGGGCACGCCGGGTGAGGTAATCGACTTCGAACGCATCCAGGCCGATATCCTGCAGGACGCGACGGACCATCAGGTAATCGACGTAGCTTACGACCCGTGGCAGGCGTTGAAACTAGCTAGCGAACTCGCGCAAAAGGACTTGCCCGTTATCGAGTACCGCCCGACGGTCGCGAACTTTTCCCCGGCCATGAAGGAAATAGACGCGTTAGTTAGACAGCGGCGCTTACACCACGACGGGAACCCGGTTCTAAGGTGGAATATTTCCTGCGTCGAAGTCGCGGAGGATTTCAAAGGAAACATTTTCCCGCGCAAGGACAAGGACAACCCGCAACAAAAAATAGACGGGCTAATAGCGCTACTCATGGCGATGGGGCGGCGCATGGTCTTAGAGTCGGAGGGGTCCTCCGAACCTACGCTAACGTTTGTCTAGCTAGCTTCCGCGAAGTCGAACCGGTCCTGGTGCGCGACCGGCGGCGGCAGGATCAGCGGCAACGGCAATTGCGCCTGGGCTTGCGCGATACGGCGGCACGCGATTTCAAAGTAAGCCGGGTCGCGTTCGATTCCGATAAAGGGGAACCCGTCGAACATGCACGCCACGCCCGTGCTGCCAGATCCCGCGAACGGGTCAAGGATCACGCCCGCCGGGCGTAGTTGCGCGAGACACCACCGCATGAGTGCAACGGGCTTTTGTGTCGGATGCTCCGCGCCGTCCTGGGCGAGCGCGACGCGGTTAACCGTACAGATTCGCAGCGCGCCGTATTCGGAGGTCCACGCT